GACGTCACTTTCTTGAGAAGAACAAAACGGAAACGATAAGAACAGCGAGCTACCACCCCGACGTCATTGAAATTAGGGGGATGGGGCCTCCGCACAAGGCGGGATTGAGGGAAGAAAAGAAAAGAAAGACGGCCGCAATTTAGGGGCCGGGAGAGACCGGCGGAGTCGCACGGAGGGCGAGTGCAACCGCGGAAGCGGGCACTCCCTCGTGAGTCACACCGGGGTGAGGGTAGAGGAAGGGGGAATTGAGAATGAGTCGGGGACCCAAAGGATAATAATGCCCGGCGACTAGCGCAGGGCCGAGAGAAGAGATGGCGGCGGGGGAACACTCAGCACGGAGGAGAACGTCCTCGGTGAGAATATCCTCCAAAATGAGGACGCCGTCAACAAAGTAGAAATGAGCCCCAGAGGGGGCAGTGATGATGGGGATGGTGGGGGGACAGATGTGGGCGGCGAGAGCGCGGCGACATTCCTCAAGCGCACCCAATTCAGCCTCACACTCGGGACAGGAGGTGAAGCGAACGAGGGTGTGAAGGGAGTGGTCGTCCCACGCCTCACGCAGCTCGCGGTACAGCGCGGCGCCGTCAAGCCCGGAGGGCAATACGGTCCCCGGCATACCCATGCCCCGTGCTGGTGACGTAGAGATCGACGTCGACGAGGTAAACACCGTCCGTCGGGGTCGATTCTGAAGTGGGGCGGAGCCATATTCCGATGGCGGGGGGAAGCAGGGGGGGGAGTATGGCTTTGAGAGACCTGGCCACACCGCGCGGGATTGCCAGCTCAAAGCTGACTTGGGCATCTGTCGTATTCCCGGAGAGAAAGTTTTGGACGCGCCGTCCGGGGTGTGCTCGGAGGCCCATCCCAAGCCCGGCGTGATAGGTGCCCTTCGAGTTGGTGCCGAACGAGTCGGCGACGACGACCGCGATGGCGGTATAATCCGCGCCGGGGATGCGTGGTATCGTAACAACGACGCGCTCGAGCTCCACCGAGGTGAAGTGGTGGAGGTGGTCGAGGACCCGGTCGAAATGGAGGACCGGGTAGCAACAGGCGCCAGGGAAGGCACCGCCCCGGACCTCAAGCTCGATGCAGGCGCTGATGGGGTCCTCAACGCTGGCGCCGAGGGCAAGGGCGCCAGAGCCGCCGAGGACCGCAATGGGGAGCGGTTGGGAAGGGGCGGAAACGGCGGCGGCGGGGGGGGCTGAGAGCTGGACGACGGCATTGGGCGTTGTAGAGGTTGACATAGAGTTGCGGCGGTGGATTGCGAGGAAGAAGGGGAGTGTGAAATTAATAAAACCCCTACCAGGGGGCCAACAGAAGAAACAACAGGAATTAATGGACCCGCAGGCTCAGTGCGGGGGGAGACGGGACCTAAGGTAGAGCGGTCAGAAACGGGACAAGACGGAGGAGAAAGGAGGGTAGTTTCATCGTGGGTTAGCGTATTTATACCACGGTACCCCCTGGACACTAGAGCACCCTTAGGCTCTGCGCGCCAAACACAGGGGGGGATATGCCCACTGCCACCGAGGTAGGTGGCAGGGGCGGAGGAGGGATATGCGAGTATTGAAAGGCCGTCGACGGAGAACGTTGGGAAGAGGTGCGCATACCGGGACTTGGGGAGACCGTACTGCTGGCGGGCGTGGGCGGCGATGGACATGGCGGTGGTGGAGGCGGAACGCGAGCGGCGGCGCCCATACGACCACATGATGGCCTGCTCAACTGCCTCCCAAAAGTCGACATCACGACGCGCCATCTGGAAGCCGAGCCGAGCGCGTAGGAGGACAACCCGGGGATCAATGACCAAGTCGGAGCCGCCGAACTGGAAACCGCAGAACTCAACGCGCCGGCCAGAGACGGGTTTGGCCTCCATGCGAATGACGTCGTGGGGGAAGTCATGATTGACGCCAAAGACCCCACAGAGCGCGCTGTCATCGCCAGAGAAGGCCGCCGGAGTGCCGCGGGGGACCAAGAGGGACGCGCCGGTGAGCATGGCGTTCCAGACCGTATTTCTAATCCAAGTCCACCGGTTGCCAGACTGCTGCATGATAGGGAACTCACGCGAACCAGCCATAAGGAGGGTCTCCTCAACGAGCAACTTGTCAATATACTCGGCGGGGACACCGAGGCGCTCGAGGAGCACAACGAACGCCGTGAGGAAAACCTCATCGCACCCAGAGTCCCAGCTCGTGTAGTCGTTGGCTGAACACCGCTGCCCAGTCACCCAGTTCTTGGCATACCATTCCCGCATCGTTGCGAACGAAGCCCGACAGTGGAGGTAAGTGGTCGGGAGCCTAGCCGCAAGCAAATGCGCCTCAAAGTAAACCGCCCACGTGGCATCGCCGAAGGTCTTGTTCAACGGGAACGTTGTAACAATTTGACCAGGCTTCGCAGGGCCAAACACCTTCTCAGGCTTCTTGACATCCTGCCCCTTAAGGAAGAGGCGGGTCCGGAGGTAGGGCCAGTCGACAGGGGAAGCGTTGACAGCACGGCGGATGTCCGCCTTGGAACGGCCGGACAACCACCCCTGCTGAGCAAGGGTGTGGCACAACGCAAGGATGTCATCGGTGGGGCGGGCTTCGGGCATATCGAAAAACTTGTCAAAGCCCTTGACAAGCTGCGAGACGGCGTCCTGCTGGCGCGACGAAAGGTCCATGGTGCGGTGGCCCCAGGTGATGCGTTTACGCATCGACATCTCCATAGTGGCGACGTCGGCACGCTGATGGACCAGAGCAACTCCACCCTCAGAAGAGCGGATTTGCCCGGTCTTGATAGGGACACCGGGGACGGACACCTCACGAGACTCTGGACCGCCAGCCTCACGCATGAGCAGCGCGGGGTCGACGGGGGCAAAATCGAGCGGAACCGAAGGCAAGGCCAACTTGGGATTACGGGGGGGGGGCGGAAGGACATCCGGGACGACGACGGTATGGTTGACCAGGAGCTGGGCGGCAGCATCCTCACGCGGGCGTTTCCATTCGGGGCGGCGAAGAAAGTCGAAGGCCGGACCAACACGCACCTTGACGCGGGACCCACGGGTGGACGACGCCGTCTGGATGGGCTCCAGAATGTTGCGGCGGCCGGCAGGAACGTGGGAGTTGAATTCCTGGATGTACTCCGTGAATCCAGCAACATAGTCGAGGGGGGGGGGGAGACCCAGGTCAGCCACTACCGTCGGGTGAAGAGTGCGTGCCAGGTGCGAGTGCACCGCCGAAGCCACAAGTCCGCGTTCATCAACATCGGCCGTCAGGCGCGAAGTGCCCGCATGTGCCGCGAGAGCCAACATCGAGTTCAGGATCATCGAGTTACCATAGGAAGCCTCCTCCAACGTAGCGACGGTGGGGAGGGAAGGCGACAGGATGAGGTAGACGTTGCCTCGGCACCGGGTGATCGCCGTAAAGATGGTCGCATCGGAGGAGCCCGAGGTCAGACCGCCACAATCAAGGGCGATATCACCAGAGAAGGACATGCCCTGGATGGCCTCGAACGCCATCGCCTTCATGTTGCCCTTGACCAGGGAGTTGACGAACTTGGGCGAGGCGGCGAAAATCGGGATGCCGGCAGGAGCGCGAGTGACCATATAAACGTTCCCATGGGTGGGAGCGTAACCGGGGGCGGCGGGGGCGGACGGGATGCCGAGAAGCTCGGCAACACCACGGGCGAGGCGGCGGGTGACGGTGGCGTAGGGGGCAGGGAAGCGGCCCAAGAACGTGTTGGTGCCCTCGAGGAGGGAGGCACCAGAACCGGCGACAGGGAAGGGATTGCCACACTGGGCCAAGTCATAGGTCAGGATGACGTGGTCCAGCTGCAAGTTCTGATAGGCGAGAGCCTCAAGGAGGCCCGGCCAGGTCAGCCCAGCATCGTCGAACACCATGACACGAGCGCACCCCTCAGTGATGGGGCGCTGACCAGACGGGAACGTAGCGGCGGTGGCGCCAGGCAAGAGCGGCTTGAGGTCCCGCAACAGTTGCTCACGCAACACCTCGGTCCACGAGTGGATCTTCAGATCGTGGATGGAGGTGCCCTGAGCGAGCAGCTGAAGGATCACCTGGGCGAGTTCGAAGGTCTTGCCAACACCGGGGGCACCGTGCAAACACGTGACACGAATGTCGCGGGACACACCAGCCTCTAACGCCGCATCGAGTTGAGCCGCAGCAGCCTGAACGGGCTGCATGGGGACCTTGATTTCCGACGCGTTCTGCTTTAAGGAACGCGCGAGGATCCGAGCGCGAGGGAGATCAACATCGTCGTCCAATGTCCAGACGCCGGTCCAGGGTACCATGGGCTGTTCCGGGAGCATGGGCCCACCAACGGGGAGCACACGACGAGGGCCCTCGAGGAACACGTTTGCCGATGCCGCGTTGCGGCGCATGCCAGCCATCCGGTCATAGAGCGGGGCCCAAGCCTGAAGTTGGCGGTTGAGCACCGCAGCGATCGCGGTGTTGTCGGCCCGAATGTCACCAAAGCCCAAGCGCCAACCGGGGCCGAGAGGGGCCACGTTGATGCCGGGGTTGCCACGGGGAGCGCCAGAGACGAGGTGGGCCACGTTGCCGTTGCGAGGACGCTGCGCGCAACCGATGAAAGTGGGAAACCCGATTAGGGGCTCCGAGATCCAGTCGGGGCGGGCGGCGGAAGTTGCAAGTTGGGCCGTGGTGGTGTAAACCTCGAGACCCAGACCAAGAACACGAGCGACGCGGGGGAGCATGACGGTTGGAACGGCACCAGTGGCGACCTCAAGGCCAAGATCGGGGTCCAGGACAGTGGTGACGGCCCAGACAACGAGAGGATCAACGCCAATGAGCTCACCAAACCGCTCGAAAACGCACATGAGCGCGAAATCAACGCGGCGAGCAAGGTTACGCTCGGGCACCGGAAGACGACGGAGGACCTGAACCCAGGGAAGGTACGCCCCGGGGGCGGGGAGGACAGCGTAGGTGAGGAACGCACGGGCGTTCATCTCGATGGGACCGGGAACACGTGGGGGGGGAACGGGGGCGGGAACCGGGGGCTGCGGAGAGCGGGGGGGGCAGGGGGGGGGTCAGCCACGGGGAGGGGGTCATCTGGACCCAACAGCGCCACTGGCGGCACGACAGCGGGCCCGAGGGGGGCGGCATCATCGTCATCGTCAATGGGCGGTGGTGGGGGCAGGGCGTGGAGGTGGAGGAGCCGGCGGGAGGGACGAAATACGATTCGGAGGGAGCACAGCGGGAACGCCATGCCGTCAAGGCCAAATCGGAAATACGGGACGGGGAAAAGGACCCGCGCGTGGGGGGGGTGGAAGACCGGTGCCTCGAACAGGTCGCCTGGGGCAACATCCTCATCAGCGCTGAACGCGCGCTCAACGTCACCGACGAAGTCGACCAACTGCTGCCGCGCCAAATCGCCGAAGTGCAGGCGGGGAAGGAGGGGCAGGGACGCAGACCATCGGTAAGTGAACTCGACGGTCAAGGGCCCAAACGCAGCGAAGTCGACCACGGCAAAGAGAGGGAGGAAGGTGAACCAAAAAGGGACGTGCATCCAGTCGTCGGGCCCCTGGGAACCAAGCCAGTAGTGCTGATACAGGTCCACATAAGTGAACCCGAAAGGAACGGCACGGCGGAGGAAGGCGCTCAGGAAGGTGAAGAAGAGCAAAAACTGATGCGTAAAGCACCAGCCCGACCGATCACCGAAGAGCACGGGGAGACCGAAGAACACCAAGACGACCCAGCGGAGAGCGGCCAACACGACGGACACGAGGGGGGAGAGGAGGGTGGCGAGGAGCTCCAACGCAACGCGCTGATAGGGTCGGAAATACCTATCAAACCGGACGCCAATGACCCGGACCAGCAGCGCAATGAGAACCGTGCGTGGGGAGAGGTTGAAGTACCAACACACATCCCGGACAAGGTCCACAACCCAGATCGGATCCGTCACCAGCAGGTAGTGGACAGGGTACCCCTTCAGGAACTTGGGCAGCACATTGACAAACATGCACAAGTTGAAGACCGCGAACAGGCCAGCCAGAGAAGTGGTGGCGGTGTACGTGGTGAGGAGACGGGGGAACCCACAAGCGTTGCTGACGACCCGCTGGAGACGCATCGCGCGGCGCGAGGCCACGTGGGCGGAAGTCTCAACAACGGGGGAGAAGGACCGTGAAATGAAATCGAGATGCGCGGGCATCACGACCGACTGTACCGGGGAGCAGAGGAAGACCAGACACCACGCCGGGAGGAACGAAAAGAAGAAGCGCCAGCCCGAGGCGAAGAGGGAACCAGCGACCCAGAACTCAGTCACCGCATGAAAGTGGGCGAGAGCGGTGGCAGCCTGACGCTGAGCATACGGGACATCAGGGGCACCCTCCCAGGCCTCAGCGGCGATCTTGGACTTGATCTGGGGGGTGTGCTTGACGCCAGCACGCTCGACGAACTCGGCGAGACGCTGGACGAGGTGGGTGGGGGCGACGCGGGAGGCACGGGACCGGAAGGGCATGACGATTGTTGGGACGACGGTGAGGGCAGGCAGGTCGAAAATCCGAACCGACTGGCGAATGAGTTGCTCACGTGTGATCATGAACACATGATGAGCAAACTTGGTTTGCACCAGCGCGACGTGAAGACAGTGGCCATCCACCGAAAGGATGTGAGAGGTCTTCAACCACTCACGGGCGGACAAGGGCTGAACGTAGGAGCCACCATTGTCGCCCTCCGGGGTATAAACCAGCCGGCCGCGGGTCACCGAGAAGTCGTATAGGTCGGGCCGAGTGGCCGCAAAGTCGAACAGGGTTTCCGGGGGGATCTGCGCCGTTGCAATCAACACGTTAAGTTCGGGGTTGGTGTCGAAGAAGCCACCGACATCGGACATGCTCAGATTGTGGAGCACATCGTGAGCGAACCAGACCGACTCCCGGGACCGCGGGACACCAATATCACGGGCCACGTCAACGAACCGAACGAGATCCTTGCCATCGAGGTGCGGGGCAAAGTAGGAGGACGGCTCGGTGAGACCAGCGGCGCGAACCTTCTCCGGGCGAACCCAAAGACCAAACCAACGATCACCGGCGAGCAACTTCTTGGCGTACCCAAAAGCACGGAGCTCCAACGCCTCGTGGACGGCGTGATCATGGGCCGTGGCGAAGGGATCGGGGTTTTCGATCCCAGCGTGGGCAAGGTACTTGCGGAGGGACGGGGCGACGCGGGAGGGACAGGAGGAGACCGAACGCTGGAAGAGCGCACGGGCGCGGTTGACGTAGGGGGCGAGGACAGGATTGACATGGGGGGTGCCAGCAAAGAAATCGGCACCACCAAGGACGAGAACAGGCCAGCCGGGGTCGACAGGAATCCCGAAGATGGGACGGCGAGGGACATAGTGGGCCACACCAGCGACGACGTCATACCACAAGTTGTCGACGGGGAAATCCGGGAAGATCTCCAAAAGGTCCGGGAGGAGGACACCCGCATGAGCGGCAGAGGGGGAGACGATAGAGGGGCCGAGAGCCGAATACCAGCAAGGCGGGGAGCTGAAGCACGAAGCCGCAGGGACACTGCCCAACAGGGGCAGCTCCTTCAAACCCAGATTCCGCGAAGCACCGAAAGAAACACACCGGGGGGCCGTCGAGTAGCGCTCGACAAGCAGGAAGAATGAGACAGCGACGATAAGGAGTTCAGGGAGTGGGAGGGAGTACGAGAGCAGGTAGAGGAGCAACAAGGCCAAGCCAGTGCCGGTTAAGGCAGTATTTACCAGACGCCTCCGAAGAGGCGCGTCGTTGCCGACGCAAATC